TTGCGCTGCCGTATAAGTTCGAGCCTGTGTTGTGACCTGCGTTTCAACTGGCGTTGTCAGCAGGTTTGTAACGGTAATCTTCTTTGTCGCATCAGCCGAAACGTCAACAACAGCAACAACGTCTGTCGCTGCGTCTGTTGTCGTCAGAGCTGCTAACTCTGTGATCTTGACGTTGGCCATGAGATCCGATCAATAAAGGGATTCTACTTCAACCAGCAATTAGGTCCAAGTGCTGATCGCAACTCGTTTCCAAGTGTTAGTCGCAGTGCAAACGTAGACATAATCTGCATCCCATGCAATTTCACCCGCCACACCCGTTGCTGTAGCTGAAGCTGGTGTATGCGTTGGCAATACAGGCCGCACGCCTAGCGTCACATTTGCAGATGTAATTGCTGCTGCACTCGTCAACGTTCCAGCAATCTGGACCTTGAAATCAAGCTTGCCATCCTCTTCAGTGTCAGTTGGATCAACAATTGATCCTTCGATTACCGCATAGCTCAGGGTGTTAGGCGTTCCAGCGTCATCGTTGCCCTGAAAAATGACAGAGCTAAGAACATCAGCCGCAACGCCAGCCGCATTATTGCGATGGTGATACAACACCACATCAGCCGCACTAATCGCAACAACCTCTTTTGACTCAAGGAACAGCGCAGTGTTTGCAACAGATTCCGTGATATGCAACGGATGCTGTGGAGCGATCTCCTTAATACCAACGTTTTCGCCATCAATACGAAGACGTGTCGCAACCGTTCCAGCAACAGCGGTTTGCAGGTTCAGCCTGCCATCAGTTGATCCATGCGTGTTGTCTTTAATGTCCGCAAGGATTGCTGCATAGTCATGCGAAACATTGATGTCGCACTGACCGCGAAAAACAATATTGCCAAGGCTGTCATCATTTGCAGCCGTTGCGCTGTTGCGATACAACACCAAATCAGGAGCAGTGTCGCCACCAGCATCGTTATTTTCAATGATGACCTGATCGGTCGTGTCATTACTAAACAGATGCAGTTGTGCTGCTGCCGTTCCAGTGCCTAGCTGAAAACCTGCAGTCGTGACTTTGGCGACATACGTCCCAGCAGCCGTAAACCCAAGCTCGTTTGTCCCGGCGTAATACAAGCCAGTGGTATTGGAACCGCTTTGGAAGCTGACAACTGGTGCTGCAGCCGTTCCATCAAGCAACGCATTATGCAGCGTCTTAAAAGTAACTTTTTTATTTCTGTCGGCGCTTAATGCTTCGTCAACATCAACAACAGGAAAGATGTCTTCCGCTGCTGGTGCAGTCAGCTCAGTTAGCTGCGAAATTTTGCGATCAGGCATTAGCCAGCCTCCAAGGTCTCAACCCGTGTTGTTAATGCAGCAATCTCAGCAAAAGCTTCCTGCAATGCGGCAGTCAACAACGGCACCAGCTTGGACTGGTCAATGCCCTGGTAAACAGGATCGCCGTTGCTATCAACTTCGTCTTTTGTGCCAGTAACGCATTCTGGAACAACAGTTGCAGCCTCGTGCGCCAAAAATCCATCAACTGTTGTGTCTGGAACGCTGATGAAGTTAAACCGCTTGGCTAACAGTTGGTTTAACCGTGCTTTTGCTCCGGTAAGAGCAACAACGTTTTGCTTTAAACGGTAGTCAGAGCTTGTGTTGTAGGCAGTGCTAGAACCTGTAACTGAAATCGTTCCAACAGCAGTTGTTGCGTAGTGAAAGCCAACAATGTTGCCGGTTGATGTGTGGCGATTTAAGCCAAGGCATTCACTAAAATTACCGACGTTAATTCTGCCACTATCGGTAAATTGAATGCCGGTAACATTATTCACCACTGGGTTGGTTGATGTCTTCCACATCAGCGATGGGCCGCCTGCTGCAGTATCTAGCGTTCCGTTGTTATCGCCAATAAAAAGCCTGTAAGTGCCGCCAGTAGCAATGCCAAGCGTATTTGCCGCATATTGATAAAGCCCAGTATCGGTATCACTGGTAAAACCAAAAGCAGGCGCCGCTGCCGTTCCATTGCCAATTGTGATGCTGCTAGCCGTCCCAAGCTCTAACCCACCGTCAAGACCGCGAAGATCAATCCAAGCTGTATTTGCGCTGTTTCTAAGCTTTAATTTGTTGCTTGTAGTATCTGCCCAGAATTGATACGCAAATGTCGTAGCTGGTGTAGTTGCACCGCTATGGTTCGTGAAGACCGCAGCCAACTGCGTATTTAGATCTGCCCTAAATGCTGACCCACTAGCATTAGCGCAACTGCCATCGGCCTGAGCCATGAGAATCCAGGGTTAAGCGTCCTTTGTTCCGTATCCTACTGCAGCATATTGGAATTGACGATTTACCTGGCCGCCACCAGAACTCCTGAAAGTAACTGTGAAACCTGTTGATGTTGGTGCGGTCATCGTGTAGAAATCGCCAGCTTCCATGTCATACGGGGAAAGTGAGACGGCAACCCTGGTGTCATTGTCTACATAAAACGCATTGTCAAAATTCACAGTCCTAGGTCCATCCGTTCCAGACGCAAGCACATTGCTGTTCTCTGTGCGTCGCTCAAACTGAATAGTTGCTCCAAGCTTGTCAACAATTGGAGTCTGGTCAGGATGCAATGCGTTTAGTTCAGCCTTGAACTGGAACTGCCTTGCATTGAAGTTGCCGTTTTCTAAAGGTATCCATGCGCCAAACGTAAGGTTTGACTCGTAATAGATCTTGTCGTCAGCAGTTGGCAAAGGAGCTGCTGCATTTGGGTCATAGTTATCGAAATTGTTCCAGGTGTCGATTGTCGCAGTGCGTTCGTCAATCGTGTAGTCCACAGATGAAGGGACATTGCTTTCCAGGTTGTCACCGCTTTGCGTAATTAAAATGTCATCGTTTTGCGTTAGCAAGATCTGGACAACACTGGCGTTTGCTTGGTTTGTCTGGATTATGTCGCCATTCTGAGTAATTAACTGGTCATCGTTTTCAGCGACAAGATTGTCAGGAACTACAACTTCTCCACCAAACAACAAATAATTATTGTCTTCAGTCAGGAAATAAGTGCCCGTAGTTTCTTCGTTTGTTGTACGAAAATAAACGTCAGCAGTCGTGTCATCAGCCAAAGCACCGTCAACATCGCTCCACGTATCGAGCAAAGCTGTACGGCTGTCAACCGTGTCCAGCGGGTACAACCCGCGAGAAGTTAAAACACGTTTTAAATCAATGCTATAAATGCCGCCCAGATCTAATACTTTCTGGAAGTGGTAAACGCCAGAAGCGCCTCGCGTTCCAACAAAATCAACAGATGTCAGGTCGTCAAACGTGCCAGTGATTTCGTCAATTCTGCCGTCACCGTCAAGGACAAGGCCGTCATACTCACTGTCGTAGTAAACGCCAAAACTCTCGCCCAGGAATGGTTTTACATTTGATGCAGGCGTGTCTTCCCGAATTAGCTCAAAATTAAACCTAGGGATTGCGTCCGCAATATTTAAACTAACGCCAACAGCGTTAGTGCTACGAATGCCAAAAGTTGTTTCAAACTTTATAAAATACGTTCCATTTATTCTTGGCAAAATTGCAAACGTTGAGTTTGCTAAAACAGTTCGCAGAATGGACGTATTAGCCCAATTTGCAGTTCTTACCTCGTCTGGCTCCAGCAGAAAATCTTCTGTGGTATGTCGTATAACTGCACGCAACGATTCTTTGTTAATACCTGTTGGGCCAATTGCCCAGCGCAAGGAAACCTGATCTTTACCAACAAGCTCAAGCGTTACATCTGTTGGATCAGGTGGAGTTAGCGGTGACGCTGGAACCGTAAGAACGACTGTTGCGTCTGCTGACTCCTTGGAGCGTGGCGCCGGACCAACTGCACGTACAAACAACTCAAAACTGACCCCAGGCTTTAGGTTGTCAACAACAAAGTTTGTATTAGTAGTCGTTGTCTCAATAAAATCGCCATCACCAATCCTGTATTTAACTTTGAAGAAGATTGCAGTAAATGCACTGCCACGACTCCAAGACGCTGTAATTCGTGTTGTCGTAAGATCGTCTTTTGTTACATCAGTTGCGCTTAGCGTTAGATCAACCGGTGTAGGCGGAGCTTCGTCGAACAGCGTGACATCTGCAAACTCAAGCAGTGCATTTTCAGTTTCAACAACGTTATAGATGTTGTCTACATGTTGAACACCTGTGATTGAGTACGTTCCATCCTCACCCTCGACAATGCCAAGGCATCTAAATTTTTGATGCTTGACGTTACTGGCTTGAATTGAATAAACAGTCTCTATCTGTGGTGGAGAGCTGAACGGAGACGAAACGTTAATGACGTTACCGACAGCACTGCTAATCGATCTGGTTTCTGTCGTTCCGTCAGTCAGTACACAACTCAACTGACGATTCGTTCCAATTGGCAACGTGATTGTTTGGTCTGCTGTAACAGACGTTGTTGTTGACGCTGAAATGCGACCCGCCAGCCTTGCGCCCTGACGCATTGCGTCCGAAACGGCAAAGATCTGGCCAGGCATGACCATCAAGCCTTCAAGGCCAACAACAAACGTCACGGTCTCGCCTTCTGTTTCCTCAGAAGCAAGAACCCATTTGCCCATCCGCTGAGCCTGGAACTTAGACGTGCAGCCAAACGCCACAATCTCGCGGATCTGGAAGCCGTATTTATTGACTAACTCCTTATTCTCAATAACAACAAAATCAGGACGATAGAAGTTGTTTGGATCGTTGTAACGAACGCGGACCCTGGTGCTTCTTGTCTTTAGGGAAGCGCCGTTATAACTAAAGCCACCACCAACGACATTTGAGTTGGTAAACAGGTGGACAGGATCAAGCGCCGTAGTTGTGCTGCCTAAAACGCCATGGTCGCCAGCTACTTGGATCGTGTCTGACTTCCAGTAGATCATCCCCCGGAATACGCTTGCCAAATCCTGCAAGACGCTGAACGCATCTGCTGGTGATGCAATCACCGTATTAATTGCAAAGCGTGGCTCCGTTCCACCACCACTTGTTGGGACAAGCTCGTTGCAATACTTGGATAGCTCAATCAAATCAACCCAATTCAGTTCTTCTGCAGTAACAAAATTACCAGCCCCAAAACGGCTGTTAGTGACCATGTCGTAAAAACAACAGATCGGGCAAGTTGTATATGCCCTAGGCAGCAACTTGCCATTAAAAGGGATGTTGCCGCTGTAATTCAAACTTCCGTCTGAACGCACCATCGCGCTAGACGGAATCTGAACTTTCATTCCTTTAATCTCGTATGCACGAGCGGGGACAGTGCTGAACTGATCTGTCGAAAGACTTAGACCTACGCAAGCTGTGTGCTTGTACGCCGTCTTAATATCCGTTCCAGCAATAATCGAAGACCAAACAATCGTGTCGCCTCTGCCCCCAGCTAGCGGCGTATCTTTACTTACATCTTCAAGGTCACGAAACTTGATTTCAAAGGCTGCTTCTTCGTCCGGCCCTGGGACACTGTCTTTAAATTTTAATTTTTTAACTTTAATTTGCCAGGGGCCTTCCCCTGTTAAATCAATGCGTGGGGTCTGGTATTGGTAGTTTGAGACTGAAATTCCTTTAAATTCTTTGTAACTTTGTCCGTCAAATGTGACAGGGTTAAAGCCACTGTTTTTACTCTTAACTGCAACTCTGATTCGTATTGCAGCAGGAAATAGCTGACCCCTTGCAAGACCTTCTACTGCTGTCGAAAATAACTTTGGAATTGTAAACAGAAGTCTAACAAAGTTTACCTTTGGGTCAGTAATTGTCTTGACAAGGCTGCCATCCCCGTAATTTCTATCTATAACCTCATTGTTTTCATTTACCTCTTCGCTGAAGTTTTTGCCGACTTGCGTATCTACAGCAATAATTGTTGTCGTAGCATTTGCAAACTGATCGCTTATTTTAATCCTGGTTTGGTCAGCCGTCCCTTTGCGTATTGTAAAATCGTTTGACTTGACAGCCTTTTGATTAGCAGAAGTCTCGTCAAGAAAAATACTTTTGCTGCTTTGCGTTGCAAGACCTTCAATCGGTCCTTCGCACAGAAGGTCAATTAGCTTGATGGACGACTCGGAATTTAATGCCATAAGTCAGTTAAGCGAGGTCGTATCCAAAAACATGGACTCGGAACTTAGTCGGCGCATCAGTGTCAACATCCATAATAGTAATCCTTAAAGTTAATTGCTTATTGTTTTCAAGCCTTGTCCACTTGAGCCTTTGCACCCAATAATACTCTTGCGATCTTTCTAAATATCCCTGAATGGTATTTTCAGCGATGGCTACTGTTGGATTATTTCCAGACAAGCTATGTATGACTTCTATTCGATACTGTATAAATCCGTCAATTTTAGTTGAATTTCTGCCTCCTCCAGCTCGGCCGTAAAGCCCGCCATCAAGTTCAAACAACACATCAAACTCATCTTCATACTTAACCTTGGTGTCAATACTGCCAAAACCTTGCTCACTGTTTTTTTCAAGGCTTTCGTTAAGCCCAGGGCCAAAACCATCGCCCGAAGCAATAACTCTTCTGCGATTATTTATGCTTGTTTTGTGCCTGAAAACGTCGCTTGAGTCAAGACGTTTTGTTGCGACACCAGCCTCTTCATTAAACTCACGCTCCACCTCACTGCCGTTAATTAATATCGTCTGCCGACCTGGCGCTTTGATTGCTGTCGCGATTGGGTCGGATTCGTCTGTCGCCTCAACAGCTACTGACAACATGTGACCACCAACCATGGCGCGGCCATACACAACGGGAATTGTTGAACCGTTGCCAACCGTATTGGCTGGTCCGGTATACGCATAAGACTGTTGGCCGCTTGCACCGCGCGAAACACCTTGTGGCCCAGGACCACGAAAGTTTGTGCCGTCCATACGACGACTGCCAAGTTTTGGTATTTCTGGTTGCGGTGAAAGCATCATGGCAGTGCCTCCAAGCATCAAAGCAATGCCAATGTTGCCAGCAAGGGAAGCTGCCGCAGCGGTGGCGGCTACAGCACCAGTAGCTCCAACTGCAGCACCAGTAGCTGTAAATCCTCCTGCTGCGGCGCTAAAACCAGCCACAGGCACCGCGATAGCGACAGCAACCAAAGCGGCCCCTAATAAAAAAGTGCCCAAACCCTTATCCATCTGGCTGCCGGTGATCACCGGCACAAGCATCATCGGCCTGCTGCCAAACGGTAAATGCAATTCGTCATATCCCATCGCCGCACCAGACTGAATCAGCTTGTAGCCAACACCGTTCTGGTGTGCTGTCATCAAATCTTTCTGCAACTTTGGATGATTGATGCACAGCAGCTTGATCGCGTCTGCTGGTGTCCTTAGGTTGTAATACTCGTGGTGTGTGCCGTATTTTTCGCCCAGCTCACCGGCCAACATCACCAGTTGCATAGCGATAGACGGCGGCAACGCTCTGCCTATAGTACCGCCCGAAAGGCTCTACCGCACTCAAGCTGTTAGTGCGTTGATGCAAAATCTTGTCATCACCAACGTAAATTGCTGCGTGCATTGGCGTTTTTGTCCTTAGCTTCATGACGACCATGTCTCCAACTTTTCGCAAATCAAAGTCAACAGGATAAAAACCGCACAACTCAGCCTGTTCTAAAAATATACTATCTGTAGTCTCAAGATCTTCTGGCCTTTCAAAATCTGGCAACAAAACACCTTTTAGCTTGTAATAATCACGAATTACTGTGTAGCAATCTTGTATGCCGTAAACAAACTCTTTGCCTGTTAGGGCTCGATAGTTGACCATTCGCTTTCAGGAACAGAATAGATATGCCATACAAGCTTAGTTTGACTACAGCTTTTACGATCCGGCTTGCTAGCTTGCCCGCCTAACGGGTGAGAATGCACCACGGCTTCAATCGTTCCAGACAACATCGCCTCCATGTAATCAGAAGGATTAAGGACAAAATCTAGCTCCGGGTTGTCTGCAACGTTTTGGCACGGCCAATATTTACCATCAACAAGTAAGCCACAAGCTTCTTTTGGATACTCAAGGATTGCGTGGCCTTCTGCCTTACGCCTGGACTCTTGATCCAAGGAATCCTCCAAACGGAATCGACACATCATTCTTGCCTTCGTTATCTGGGAAACGAAGCCTGCAACTGCTCACCCGCTTGCCGCATACATCAAACTTGTCCACAGCCTGATCAAAGGTCAAACTATTGATCGTGGCTAATGACTGCATCTCGGCCTTGGAAATCTCAATATCATCAACCTGAAAATACCTTTTGGCGACATAGCCGCACTCCGTGCCCCTATATTTCCATGGACAGAACTCAGTTACCTGACGACGTGGTAACTCAAGATTTGTTAGGTCAAGCTTGGCTGTCAGCTCAAACTCAACAAACTGCAAATTTTCACTGGCTACCCTGTCGATGTACCAAACCTCTTCTGTCTTCGCTGTTGGATCAGCAGTTGCGTTGCCACCACTAAAGTTTACGGCATCTAAAAATTTCTTGAACGTACGAATACGCACTACCTGTGCTTTTAATGGGTTGTAATTTTGCTGGACAATCAAAGAACTAATTGCGCCATTGGCGTTGGCTACTTTCAAGGTAGGTCGAGCAATCATGCCTTTGCCTGATGTCTCAAGCCCCGTAATTTCTACAGGTACAGCAGGATAGGTCTTGCCGTTAAATTCAATGCTGGCTGTTAGGTCATTTGTGCCAGCATGATAATAAAGCGTTTCATGAACATTGTTAACGGCTTGCGTTAACCGCACCTCAAACAAGTCGATGACTGCTGTTGGCTCAAGCTTTTGCAGCTCCTCAAAATATGCAGGCGCTGCAGTGCGTAAGTCTTCAACAAACTGAGGAATGTTATCAGTCATGGCTCAAATACTTGCACAAATTCAACTGTTATGTTGAACAAATTTAAATATGGCATAGTCTTCGTCCAAGTCCTACAGATCCACTTGTAAGTAGTCGATTCATCGGGAGGAGACCAGTCAAAAGACTCAACCCCGCCACGTGCTTCTAAGAAATCCTCAATTGTATTCGCAACAGTTGTTGATCTGTTTTGAAAAGAAAGACTCCAAACCTTTGGGTCTTGATTTATTCCAAACACAGTTCTTTGCGAATAACCCGATCCAAACTCAGCAATCCGAGCATTGGGTTGCGCTGCTTTACTTGCGCCATAATCGGGAGAAATGTCGGGGAAAACAGCCATTAGCCTGCCAAAAGTCCTCCAGGTCGTTTTTGCCTAACAAGTTCAGCTTGCACAGCTGCACCAATCGCAGAGCCAAGAGCCTTGCTATTTGGCTGGTCACCTTGCACGTTAGACCCAGAAGCGTCAACGTTGACCACTACATTACTAACCCCGCCGCCAGAAGCTTCAACCCCAAGCTTGCCGTTTGCTCCACGACGCAAAGGCATGATTGCCTCCGTGCCTGCTTCACCCATCAAGCCATAGTTGCCAACTCC